TCCTAATGATTGGGGGCCAGGTAGGTTAATCCCGTATCGTCGTAAGGGTGACTTGGACTTCGCTCCTACGCCTCCACCGCCTACTGGTTCTATTGAAATGGAGAATACCTTACTTACCCTGTCGGATAAATTAGTAGGACTGGATGAAGGATCACAGATTAGCCAAATTAGACAGCAGTTCCTCGTGGACAAGTTTCTTAGCCATACAGCTGAGGTAATAAGGATGGCTTACAAGTGCTTCCAACGCTTTGGTCCTGACGAAGTATTCTTCCGTGTTACTGGTGTCCCTGATGCTCAAACATTTGACAAGGGTAACCCTGACGAGAACTTCGACATTATGGTTAACTTCGATGTCCAGAACAATGACCCAGAGACTGTTGAGAAAAAACTACAGCAGTTCGTAGCATTGAATCAATTGAACGCTAATAACCGCTTGAATGTAGATAGTCTCTTGGATGTAGCCGCAGCAAGCATTGACCCAGTAATGGCTGATGCCGTTCTGCAACCAGTAGAAAGCGCACAGCAACAAGTAGTTGAACAAGTTACTGATGACTTAGCTAAAATCTTTGCTGGTATCGAAATGCCTGCTAGACCTGCCGGGGCACAGATTGCACTCCAAGTAGTGGAACAATATGCACAACAACCCGACGTTGCACAAAGATTACAGACTGACCAAGCGTTTGCTGCTCGATTACAAAAGTATATTGGTCAATATACATTCCAGATGCAACAGGCTCAGAACGCTCAAATTGGTAGGGTTGGCACCGAGCCAGCTCAAATGGGCGATATTACTACTCAGTAATTTAATTATGTTAGAAATGTCTCCCAACCAAAAGGCTTTGCAAAAAGTGAACGATGAAATAAGTAGAGGTGAGCTTTTAAATCAAACTGCTCAACAGTTCGCACAGCAAAGGTATCGTGATCAACGTGCTAATAATTTCTATGATATGCTGTCCCTCAACGAGGGCAATGTTCCAAATGCTTACAAGGACAGCAAGGGGATAATGCATATTGGCGTAGGATTTAACTTAGAAGATGCTGGCAATAAAAGATTTCTTAAAAAAACAGGTATTGATGTAAACGAATTACTTGGTGGAAGAAAACTAACTGACCGGGAAACAAAAACCCTTTACAATCATAGTCTAACTCAAGCATTCAAAGATGTTCAATCCTATGATCCTAACTTTGCTAAAAGACCCGAAGCTGTTAAGATGGCTCTTGTTGATATGGCATTTAATCTAGGTTTGACTAAGTTAAATAAATTTGTAGATATGAAGAGGGGTCTTATGAAT